TGGCTACGCAAGAACAATACCACTGACATTCCCAACTCAGCCCGCGTCGCGTCGATCACGCTCAACAACGGTTATCTGGTGGTATCACTCAACGAAGTAGTATCGCTGCTGGCAGGCGACTTTATCGAAGTCATGTACGCGGCGGATAGCACTAACGTCAGCATCGCAACCGTTGCTGCGACGGCCTTTGCACCAGCAGCCCCTGCTGTTATATTGGCCGTTACGCAGACTGAGCAGTAGGAACAGGTATGGCCGTATCTATCAGCAACATCATTCCCGCCAAGACAGCGGAGAACACGCAAGTCACGCAGTACACGTCGAATGGCGTGCAGACGATCATCGACAAGTTCACGGCGACAAACTACAGCGCCGTACCGGCAACGATCAGCGTCAACCTGGTCACGGCTGCTGGCAGCGCGGGCAATGACAACTTGATCGTCAAGACCAAGACGCTTCAGGCTGGCGAGACGTACACTTTCCCGGAACTGGTCGGCCACGTCCTGCCTAACAATGGCTTCATCTCCACAATCGCAGGCACGGCGTCGGCCATCAACATCCGCGCCTCGGGGCGTCTGGTTAGCTGATGTTAGAGCGGTCTTTTGATACGGCGCGCATCAACGAGGTGGTAAACCACCCCTCGGTGCGCCCGTATGTTGGGCCGGGCGACTCTTTTGCGGATGTAACGCCGCTGGTCGAGGACACGGATAACTGGTTTTTGATGGGTGAACACGGCGGGTTTGGGCTTACCCAGACGGTGCCGGGTGTTCATGAAATCCATACGTTTATATTGCCGGAGGGCCGCGGCGCATGGGCGCGCGATGCTGCACAAGCGTTGCTTGATTTTGCGCGCGAGAACGGCGACAATAGAGTATGGACTAAAGTTCCGTCGGATCAGAAGAACGTCGAGGTTTATACGCGCCGCGCGGGTCTGAAGCCGACAGGTGAAGAAGTAGAGCTATTTGGAAAACCATACAAGATTTTTGGTTTGGAGTTTAGTCAATGCCTATCTTAGCACCTATCGCAGCTTTTGCGGCCACTTCGGCAGGCGCGGCGACTATCGGAGCAGGGATCGGCGCAGCCGGTGCTATTGGAGGCGGGCTTCTCGCGTCAAGCGGCGCTAAGAAAGCCGCCGCAACACAAGAGCAAGCCTCGCGGGAAGCGCAGGCATCTAACGAACGAATGCTGGAGCGGCAGATCGGGCTGCAAGAGCCGTTCCGTCAAGCTGGGCTTACCGCGCAAGAGCAGATCATGCAGTTACTGGGTATCGGCGGCGACAAGACCGCTGAAGGCTACGGCAGTCTGGCCAAGCCGTTTGGTACTGATCAGTTCCAGCAAGACCCAGGCTACGCTTTCCGCCAGTCGGAGGGTATGAAGGCGTTGGAGCGGTCGGCAGCAGCGCGGGGTGGTCTGCTGTCAGGCGGCACGCTGAAGGGCATCCAGCGGTTCGGACAGGACTTGGCCAGCCAAGAGTATGGCAACGCCTTTAACCGCTATCAGGTTGAACGATCTGCGCGGCTGAACCCGCTCCAGTCGTTGATGGGTTCTGGTCAGTCTGCAACTAATATGCAGACCGGCAATATTGGTCAGTCGAGCCAGAATGAGCAAGCTAATCTGATGAACGCAGGGCAGGCCCGCGCGTCGGGTTACGTCGGCAGCGCCAACGCGCTAGGCGGCGCATTGAGCAGCATCGGGCAGGCGGCGTCGTCGTACCCGCTGTATCAAGCGCAAATTGACTATCTAAAGCGCGCGCCAGCAGGTAGTTTGGGCGGCAGCGGTAACAATATGCTGCCGGGTACAAACGCGTTCAATATACGTCTTCCTGGATAATAAGGACGGACAATGGCTAATCAAGCAATCGCCCTTCAGGCCCGCGCACCGCAGCAGGGTAACTTCTTGGCCCCGGCTATGCAGCAGGCTGGCCAAATGGCTAACCGCATGGCCCAGCAGCAGGCGTTGGATCGCCAGACTGCGACAGCGGAGCAGGCTTTAAAAGTTTCGCAGGCGGGCGAAGCACGGGAAGCGGCTAAAGCGCCATTTATACAAACCAAAACAGAAGCCGATGCAACCGCCGCGCAAATGGATCGCGATTCTAAGGCGGCTTCCGTGCTCAAGAATGACTTGGGTATGGTTGAGTCCGGTAATATTAACGCGGCAACTGCATGGCGCGCTAGGGCCGCGCAACTACTTCCTGATTGGGCAGCATATTTGCCGTCTGCGGAAAAGATAGCTGGGGATAGACAGACCCAGCTTATGTTGGCCGGAACTGTTGAACAGATCATCAATAAGACTATCCCCACCCCATCGACTGTTTTGAACTTTGCCCCCGGCGGCAAAGCTTTTGCAATCACGACGGGGGGCGTCAACGCTCCCCGCGCCGACGAGGTTACTACAGGCAGTATAGCTGGCGCGCCGCCCGTAGCACCAACGACCATGACCTTGCCGCCTGCGGCAAGTGTGCAGCCAATGGCCGCGCCACGGACGCCGACAGGGGGTATGTTTCGGCCTATCTCGGCTACCGGCGGTCAGCCGCAGGGCGCAGACCCGCAGGCTGCGCTGCTGGCGTCGTTGACGGAAGCAAAGCAGACAGGTCAGATTGGCGCGGATGTTGTCGAGCAGCTTCGCCAGCTAGACCCTCGAATCACGCCCGACGCCCTCGACGCGATCCTTGCGCAGAACGGCATCAAGGTTGCACCGGGCGGTGGTATGCGTAGCGCCGTGTATCGCCCTGACGGCAACGCTATGGCACCGCAGCAGATCGCTAACAGAGTTGGCACGCAGTATGTTGGACGTGACCCAACGCAGTCACCGTTGCCGGGGTCGGCAATGGTGCCTCTGCCGCGTGTCGCTGCTGAAGCGCGTGCCGGTCGGCAAACTCCGGAGGAAGCCGCCGCGGTGGCGTCGGCTACCGCAACAGCTACGAAAGCCGCGGAACTTAAAGCTGAACAAGCTAAGAAAATACCCGCCAAGCGACAGGTAGATACGCTGCTGACAAAAATCCGCAACGCATATGAGACGTTAAACAAGGCAGAAGCTATCCCCTCGTCGGCGCGGGGCGCAGGCGCAAACGTCATGGATTATTTGGCTACAACCGGCGCGGGCCGTGAAGTCCAACGAGCATTTGGCACTAAAGCCAATACATCCCTGAATGAAATTACGGGGTCGCGTAAGCTGCTGGCCACGGCAATCAAAAACGCTACTGGCATGAGCGCGCAGGAAATGAACTCTAACGTCGAACTGCAATTGACCTTGGACGCGTTGACTGACCCAACGCAGGGTTACGAAAGCGCCATTAGCCAGCTAGATACTATTAGTGAGCTATACGGTACGGGTAAGGCAGCCACCAAAACACCTGTAGTACCGGTTCTGACGCCGGAACAAGTGCGCGCCAACCCTAACGTTAAGCGTTGGCAGACCACAGATGGAAGGATCATGACCCGACCATGAAACAAAATGATCCTTACGCCGGGTTAGGCACTTACGAACAGGGCGATGCAGACCCTTACGCTGGGTTGGGTGTTGTTCAAAAAGCAATGCCTCGCGCCAAAGTTCCACGCACGGGCATGGACAAGGCCACGCAAGTGGCTGGTGTTGCTGCCAACGCGCTGCTGCCTTACGCGACTGCGGCGGGCATGGGCGCGATGGCGGGTGCGCCTTTCGCCGGAGTCGGCGCTATCCCTGGCGCTGCGGGCGGTGTGCTGGCTTTGGGCTTAGGCGATCTTGGCACAAGCGTCTACAACCTAGCCACACCGCTCTTTGACGGTCAGCGTGTCCCGCTGCCGTCAGAAACCATGCAGCGCGGGTATCAAAGCATGGGCGCGGCCCGCGCACCAGAGACGCCAGGCGAACAGGTGTTCGGTGATATTCTGTCCGGCGCTGCTGGCGGCGGTGGCCAAGCTAAGGCTTTTCAGACCTTGGCTGGCAAAGCAACCTCACCCCAAGCACAAAACTTCATGCGTTTTATGGGCCAGAACATACGCGGGCAGACCGCGGCAGGCGCAGGAGCGGCTGCTGCTCCGTCCGTTGCGTCAAACTATTTTGATGTGTCAAACCCGGCGGCGTTGCTGGGTCTTTCCTTGGCTGGCGGCGGCGCAGGGTTTAAGGCCGGTACGCCTAAGACAAAGGCTATCCCGGCTGCCGCGTTGAAAGGCGAGGCATCTAAAATCTACAAGCAGATGGAGGCCGCAAACGTCAACATTGCGCCGACTACCATGACAGATTTGGCAAACGCAGCCCGCACAAAAGCGCAATCGCTAAAGTATGACCCCGATACCGATAAAGTGGTAAGAGAAGCGTTGGATTTGTTCGCTAAGAAAGCTGACAAACCTATATCGTTTGATATGCTTGAAAAGTTCAGACGGTCAGTCCGCGATCTGCCGTATAGCGAAGCTGGCGGAAAACGCGGTACGTCCGAAGAGCGTGCTATCGTTAAGGCGCTCGACGATACCATTGACGAGTTCATGGGGACGTTGACGCCTGCGCAGACAACGTCTGGCGACGCTGCTACGGCCAGCGCGCTGCTCAACCAAGCCCGCGCCGTGCGGTCAAAGGGATACCAGACAGAGACGCTAGAAAACGCGTTTAAAAAGGCAACCGACGAATCACAAAAATTAGAAAACCCTAGACAATTCGCGTCGGTGTTGCGGTCAGAGTTTACCAAGATAGCGGGCAATGAACGCAAGCTATCAAGATTTGATAAGCCTACGCAGGAACTTATTAAGAAAGTTGCCAAGGGTACTATAACGCAAGAAGGTTTGATGGCGTTAGGCAAGATAGCGCCTAGTTCGCGTTTGTTCGGTTCACAACTACCTGTTTATGGTGCTGGGTATGGCGGGCTGGCTACTTTATCACCTACCGCGGCGGCGGCTGTTGGCGGAGCGCAACTTACTGGCGCGGGGGCCAGAGGAATTGCGAACCAGATGACACGCGCCCAAGCGCAACGGGCGCTTGCAAGCGCCAGCGGCGTCGCCTCCAAGCCGCCAGGCTATTACGTCTTATCGCCGATTGCGCAGCAAAACGTGCTGGCGCAACAGCGCGCAAATAACCCAAGGTAACGGAACCCATCATGGCCGAAATCGACGAGACCAAAGCGCGATTGCAGACCCATGAAGAAGTGTGCGCGCTGCGCTACGACGGTCTGTGCGCCAGGCTAAAACGCCTCGAAGGCGTCGGCATTGCCGTCGCTGGGTTCATCATCGCCATGCTGTTGACGATCATTCTGAAGATGGGCTGATGAGCATCGTTCTAGGCCCGCGCTCGCTATCACGCTTGCAGGATGTTCACCCTGATCTGGTGCGCGTCGTCAAGCGTGCGGCGGCGATGTCTGACTTGGACTTCACAGTACTGGAAGGGCTGCGGACGTTAGAGCGGCAGAAGGTGCTAATGAAGAACGGTGCCACCAAAACGATGAACAGCCGCCACCTGACCGGCCATGCCGTCGATCTTGCGCCGATGGTGGGCGATGGCGTATCGTGGGACTGGCCGCTGTATCACCGGCTGGCCAAGATCGTAAAGGCCGCTGCGGCGGTTGAGAATGTCCCGCTCGTTTGGGGCGGCGGCTGGCGAACTTTCAGGGATGGCCCGCATTGGGAACTGCCTTGGAAGCAATACCCGAAAGGAACTTAATATGTCTATCGTAAACTTCGTTCTAACGCGCCTTAAAGAGCCATCGACCTACGCTGGCCTGTCCGGTCTGGCGTTGGCGCTCGGCGTCTCCAGCGACCTCTACGCCGCTGCATCGTCGGCTGTCGCTGCCGTTGCTGGTCTGGTCGCTATCGTCTTGGCAGAAAAAGCCAAGTGATTAAATTTCTGTCGTCCCTGCTGTCGCTTATCGAACGGGCGTTTGCCTATTTCGATCAAGAGCGATGGAAGCAGCAGGGACGGCAGGAAGCCCTGAAGGAAGCGGAAGATGCCCTACAGCGCCAAATCGAACTGGGCGAGGCGGCTATCGCTGTGCCTGACCCTACCCGCGATGAGCGGCTGCGCAACCGTTTCGACCGCGCCCGCGCCCGTCAATAGCTACTGCTCAATTGCTCGTCCAATCGGGTACGACAGCTTGCTGGATTCGTCGGAGACGCGCAAGGCGATTGAAGCCCACAACAGCCAATGGGTTTGTCTGTGCGAGCAAGACTGCCCCGCCAGCGTTCCAGATACCAAATAGCCTTGCCGATTTCCTGCGCCGTAGCGTCCTTGTGACCGGCGCGGCTAAGGTACTTCAGCGCGTTGCCCCGGCAGTAGCCCGCAAACTCCTCTGGCGATAGCTTGGCCTGGAGGTAATCAATCGTCTCCATGCCGCCGACCTTGTAGTGGTCTGGGTTTACTGCGTCGGTCATGCCGCAAGCCTCGCCATCAGTTCAGCGCGCTCCCGCGCGGATCGCAGCATCGTAAACCGCTGATGCAAACGCCTGACGATGGACGGGCGCTGCTGCGCTTCCATCTCAATATCCAGCAGTTCCTTTATTTCTTCCTCAGACAACGTGTTCAGCGCCGCCGCCAGTGATCGCCAGTCTACCTTAATCATTCTTCAGTTCCTCCATAGCTATGTCTGACACCGCGCGCTTGTCGTGAAGCGATGCCCAGATGCGTTCGTCAATCGTTTTATCGGTCAGCATGACGTAGACCCAGACCGCATGGGGTTGCCCGCCGCGGTGTAGCCGCCCAACTGTCTGCTCGTACAACTCCAGCGACCACGGCAGCGACACGAACACCATGTGACAGCCGCCGTGCTGTAGGTTCAGGCCGTGGCCCGCGGACTTAGGATGGATCAGCAACAGTTCGATCTTGCCCGCGTTCCAGCGCGCAATGGCGTCTGGCTCGTCAATCGTCGCGGCGTGCGGGAACCGGCGCTTCAGTTCGGCCAGTTCTTCCTGGTAGTTGTAGACGACGATGGTGTTGGCGCGCTGGTTCTCGTCCAACAGTTCGGCCAGCCGGTCAAACTTGTGGTCGCTGAACCAGATCGACTTGTCGCCCGCCTCGCGGTTGTAGACGAACCCCGACGCCATCTGTTGCAGCTTGGTCGTCACCGCGGCGGCGTTCTGGGCTATCACCCGGTCATCGCCAAACTTGACCACATAGTCGCGCTTCATCTTCTCGTAGGGCGCACGATCCGCAAACGTGGTGCGCACCTCGACGACGTTGCACGGCGGCAGTTTGTCCTTGTAGTCGCCGGGGTCTAGCACGAACGTCGCGGGCTTGATCCGCGCCATCACCTGTTCCAGCGCGCCGGGTGCTGGCACCCACTGGCCGAAGTCGCGGTTGATGCAGATGAAGTACTGCTGCATGAACGCGCCCTTGGCGCGGCCCAGCAGCGGCTGGTCGATGATTTTGCACTGGCCGAAGACATCCTCCAGGCCGTTCGATGTGAACGAGCCGGTTAGACCCCAGCGCACCTTGACTGGTTCCAGCAGCTTCTCCAGCGCCTTGAAGCGTTTGCCGCTGGGATTCTTCAGCCGCGTCAGTTCGTCAAACACGATGCCGTCAAAGCCCGACAGGTCGGTCAGCTTGTCGAGATTGTCGTAGTTGATGACGACCACAGACGCGGCGCTGGTCAGGGCGGCGTTGCGCTGCGCAGGCGTTCCCACGGCCAGCGCCGGGGCGATGCGTGACCACAGCGGTGCCTCGACCGGCCACACGTCGGTGCAAACGCGCTTGGGTGCGACCACCAGCCACCGCTTGACTAGGCCGTCGTCAAGCATCGCCTGCATGGCCGTCAGCGTGATCATCGTTTTCCCCGCGCCTACCGGCGCTAGGATCATCGCGCGGTCGCGCTCATACAGAAAATCTGCTGCTTCGTCTTGATATGGGCGCG